ATGGTATCTGGTGGTACTGATAATGCTAAGATGGCAGTAGAATGGTTGGCATCTAAACGTGAAGCGATAGAAGGTTCTGAGCCTAGCCTACTTCAAGGTAGAGCATCAGCGGCAAGTAAAGATGAATTCCGTAGCACTGCACAAGTTGTAGCGGCTATGAAAGACCCTCGATACGGTAAGGACTCGGCGTACACTAAAGACGTTGAAGAAAAACTTGGAAGGTCTTCAGTATTTTAAAATAATTATGGTGGGGAGAAATCCCCATCAATACTACTATAGGAGTAACTATGTCTAAGAAAAAACCTTACGGAAAAGGTACTAAGAAATAACTAACACACCTAATTTGGGTGGTTGAGACTATCGACAATGAACGACAAGGCCATATGCGTATGACAACCCTGACTAGTAAGAGACCGAAAGTCATTCTTAAAACTATATAATTTATTTTCAAATAGGAAAAGACAATGACAAACGTAACTCCGTCACGCCTCGGCGCGGCAAACCTAGCGGCGGCTAATGCAACGCAGTCGAATGCTTTATTTCTAAAGATATTCGCTGGTGAAGTTTTAACTGCTTTTGACGAAACAAACGTAATGAAAGATTTACACGTAGCGCGTACAATCGCGTCTGGTAAATCAGCATCATTCCCAGTGACAGGTAAAGCGAATGCCGCATACCACACTGTGGGTACACCATTATTGGGTACACAACAAATTGCACATAACGAAATCGTTGTTAACATCGATGACGTTTTAATTGCAGACACATTCATAGCAAACATTGATGAAGCTAAGAACCACTACGATGTACGTGCAGAATACTCACGTCTATTGGGTATGGCTCTTGCTAAACAGTTTGATGTTCGTTGCTTACAGTTAGCTGTATTAGCGGCTCGTGCATCAGCAACAGTATCTGGTGGTAACGGCGGTTCAGCTATTACTGATGCAGATGCTAAAACTAACGGTGCATCATTAGCGGCATCAATCTTTGAAGCGGCTAAAATCATGGACGAAAAAGACGTTCCTGAGAGTGACCGTGTAGCTATAGTTAAACCTGCACAATACTATAACCTTGTACAAACAACAGACGTAATCAACCGTGATTTCGGTGGTGCTGGTGTTTATGCAGACGGTACAGTTTTACGTGTTGCTGGTATTCAGATTGTTAAATCTAACAACGTACCATCAGCAAACATCTCAGCAATAGCTGGTGAGAACAACACTTATCACGGTAACTTCTCAAACACAGCGGCTGTAGTAATGCAGAAGCAAGCTTTGGGTACTGTTAAGTTAATGGACTTAGCTGTTGAAAGAACATCTGGTGACTTCGAAGTTATGTACCAAGGTACATTAATGGCGGCGAAGTACGCAATGGGCCACGGCATCTTGCGTCCTGAGTGTTCAGTAGAAATCAAAACTGCTTAATCTAATTCTGGGTTGGCCTTTAATCGGGTCAACCCTTTTTTTTAATATGAGGACATCATGACAAAACCAACGTCTATGACCGAACTAGAAGCGGTCAACGTATTGCTGACTACAATCGGCGAAGCCCCTGTTAATACACTTACAGGCAATCAGGTTACAGATGTAACAATCGCTAACCAAGTGCTGACTGAGGTAAGCCGTGAGGTTCAAGCTCAAGGCTGGCACTTTAACACTGAAGACAGAGTTGTGCTTAGTCGTAACAACTTAAATCAAATTCTAGTACCTGCAGATGTTGCTCGAATTGACACACCAGACATTAACACTGTTGAAAGAGATGGAAAGTTGTTTGATTTAACAGCTAGATCATTAGAGTTTAACTCAAGTGTCGAAGCAACTATCGTGTATTATAGGGATTTCTTTGATCTACCTGATACAGCCAAACGTTATATTACAACGAGGGCGGCTCGTATATACTCAGATCGTATGATCAACTCAGAGACTATCAGTAAAATGGTACTAAGAGATGAACAACGCGCACTAATTAATCTGAAGGAGTTTGAAGGAGATACAGCAGATTTCAACATGATGGATAACTACTCAGTATCTCGTGTAATGAATCGTGGAAACAACCGTAGGATAATCTAATGGGAATGATAAGCTCCGCAATACCTAACTTGGTACAAGGTGTATCGCAACAATCTCCAGCATTAAGATTATCATCACAAGCTGAAGTACAGATTAATGCGTTCCCTTCCCTCGTTGAAGGTTTAAAAAAGCGACCACCGCTAGAATACGTGGCAACAATGAGTAACTCCGAAACATCGGGGTCATTCTCACACTTAATAAATAGAGATACGACAGAACGTTATTTTGTGTTTATCAACGCTAGTAATACGATATCTATATATGACCTAGCTGGAAACCAGAAAACCATTACTTATCCTAATGGTACTGCTTACTTAAATAGTTCTACACCAACTACAGACTTTAGAGCTGTAACAGTTGCTGACTATACATTTATTGTTAATTCATCACAAACAACAGCAATGAGTACGGCTGTAAGTCCATCGTATCCATTTAAAGGTCTTATAGCTGTAAAACAGGGTGATTATAATCAAAGGTATACTATATATCTTGATGGTAATGTTGCCGCTAATATTACTACATCAGCATCTAACCAAGTGGAAACACGCACTGACGATATAGCAACCAGACTTGCGGCGGCAGTAAATACACAGTCTAACTTTACATCATACGCTGATGGTTCAACAGTTGTAATAACAAAGACAGGCAACGCCACATTTGATCTAGCAACATATGATAGTTTAGCTGATGAAGGATTAAGTGCTACAGTTGGTATAGTTCAAAGGTTTGATGATTTACCTGATGTAGCACCTGACGGTTATATAGCCCAAATACAAGGTGATCAAACAAACAACTTTGATGACTACTATGTAAAATTTGTAAGTGATAATGGTTCTCAAACTAACTTAGGTAAGGGTGTTTGGATTGAATGGATTAAACCTAATATAACCTATGAGATAAATGCGGCTACAATGCCTCACCTATTAATTAGACAAGCCAATGGTACATTTACTTTTGAGCAAGCTGATTGGGGTGATAGAGCTGTTGGGGATGAAGTATCAATTCCTAGTCCTAGCTTTATAGGTAGAAAGATAACAGACGTATTCTTCTTTCAGAACCGACTCGGTTTGCTCGCAGATGAAAATGTTATCATGTCTAGGACATCAGAATATTTTGATTTCTTTGCAACGACTGCAAGAAGTTTATTAGATAACGACCCGATTGATGTGGCGGCTAGTCACGTTAAAGTTTCTACATTAAAACATGCTATACCTTTTGACCGTAAACTTTTATTATTCTCTGATCAAACTCAGTTCATACTTAAAGGTGGTGAGTTTATCACGCCTAAGAACACTTCAATAAGTCAAACAACAGAGTACGAAGCTAACTCAACTACAAGCCCTGTAAGTGCTGGTAGTGTTGTATATTTTCCTGCCAAGCGCGGTGGGTTTACTTCAATAAGAGAATACTATGTTGTAGATGATACAAACAGATCAGATGCTTCAGATGTAACAGCTCACGTATCAAAATATATCCCTGATGGTGTATATAAACTAGCATCTAGTACCGCTGAAAACTCGTTGATTATGTTATCATCTTTAGAAACTGGCTCTATATTCTTATATAAGTATCATTGGGCTGGACGTGAGAAGATGCAATCATCTTGGTCTAAGTATACTTTCCAAGGTTGTGTAATTCTAAACGCTGAATTTATTGAAAGTTCGTTATACATTGTTGCAAATAAATCAGGTAAAACTGTATTAATGCAGATGCATTTTGACTCAGGTAGAAGTGATACAGATCAGGAATATGTAACACGATTAGATTATAGAGTAAGTAGTGATTATGTTTTCCTTGGTAAATCGTATTCGGGTGCGACCAATGTAACAACAATGACCTTACCAGTTACTTTAAATAATCCAGTAGTTGTAACTAGAGGTACTAACCAAGGTACTGTGTTACCAGTTGCAAGTGTATCAGGTACAACATTGAAATTAACAGGTAATCACGTCATGACAAAATTCTTTGTTGGTGAGAAATACACAATGACCTATGAGTTTTCTGAACCAACCCTTAAAGAGGGTACACCTACTGGTGGGCGCGTAGCAGTTTCTGGTGGACGACTACAGATTAAACATTGGCTATTACGTTATCAAGATAGTGGTGATTTTACTGTTAAAGTATTACCTCGATTTAGACCCCTACAAGAGTACGGACTAGGTGGCACTCACTATTACACAGGACGTGTTATTGGTGGTGGTGCTGGCCTTTTAGGTACAACAACTTTAGCGTCAGGTGATTTCAAATTTCCTGTGATGTCTAAAGCTGATAGACTTAGTATAACAATAGAGAGTGATAGCCACCTACCCTGCCAGTTCTTATCTGCAGAGTGGGAAGGTAACATGCACCTCAGATCAAGAAGAGTAAATGCATAAAAATAAAGAACTACTAACACCGACAACGGTGGATGATGTAGACTTTATAGCTCCAAGATTAAGACAAGCAGATTATGAAGAATGTAAAGCGGCATCAGGTAATGAGCCTCTAAGCGTTCTTCATAATGGTCTTGAGATTGGTGATATAACACTAACTTTACGTTCCCCAGACGGCAACCGTGTGGGTTTATGTGGTGTTGTAAAGTCTAATTTAGAAAACGCAGGAGTCGTTTGGATGGTTGCTACAGATGACATCTATCAATACCAAACGACTTTCCTGCGAAATAGTAAAGAAGCTTTGGCCTACTTAGGTCAGAACTACTCATTACTACATAACTGTGTAGATGCCCGAAACACTGTCCATATGAAATGGCTTGATTGGATGGGCTTCACGTTCATCAACAAGCACGAAACTTATGGGGCTGAAAGTAGGCCCTTTTATGAATTTGTAAGGATTAATAAAAATGTGTGACCCAGTAACAATGACAGCCCTTCAAGTGGGTACTGCAGTTGTAGGACTACAGGCAAAGCAACAGCAATCTAATGCAGTCGCCAAGTCCGCTAAAGATGCTTACTTTATAAAGAGTAAACAGTCTAACCTACGGCTTTTACAAGAGCAAAATAAAGCATCTGAAATGAAACAAGATGCAGACCTAAAATCACTTAAAGCACAGAGTACAGCTATTGCTGTAGCTGGTGGTTCTGGGGTTCAAGGTAGAAATGTTGAACAGCTTATAAACGACTTTGAGCGTTCTGAAGGCGTGATGACCGCTAGAGTTGAAAACCAACTCAAAGGTATGCAAGCCCAAAATGAAATGGATAAACTCGCTTTCCAATCTGAAGCTCAAAGTAGAATAAATACAAACCCACCACCTAGCTTTGCTGAAAGCTTATTTGCAGTCGCAGAACCTTTAGCAAACTACAAGTTAGACATGGATGAAAAAAACGCTCAAAGAGCATTTGATACAGGAGAGGCATAATGGCACGGCAAATCGTGGGTAATCCATTTGAGAACCAAATACCAAATACATCTCCTACTGCTAGGGTTGTAGATACATATGTACAACCAGCTAAGAATAATGACTTTGAACAACTATCAGCTATGTTAAATCGTTTAGACCCAAAGGTTAAACGTAACGAAGCTAATAATCAAAAACGTGCAGATGACACTGCATATTCTGAAGGACTAGAGTTATATAATAAAACTAGAGTTTCTATGGGTGAAGCAGTCAAACAAGGAGTATTTAAAGAAGGTGAAAACCCTTATATTCGTAAAGGATATCGAACAGCTAATTTAAATGCTATGGGCATAAGATATGCCACAGAATTGTATGATGAACTTAATACAAACAAACTCTACACAAACGACAACCCAGCAGATATTGATAAGTATAGTAGACTTTTATGAAAGATTTACGGAAAAGAACGACCTAAGTAATTTTACCCCCTCTGAAATTGCTCAACATTTTACTGGTGCGGCAGGAAGCTAACGAAGCCTTTAGAAGAAGCTGGCTTGAAAAGAATATAGACTACGCTTCAGAACAGGCTTACGAAGGTTTAGCAAACCATATCAGTACAGTTGTATCTGGTACTTTTAAAGAAGGTGATAATGAAGATGTCACTGCAATTAAAAAGCAAAATACGATAGATTTTTTAAATAGGATGATAACTGAATCAGATATAGATGGTTTAGATAGATCAAAAGTAAATGCCGCTGTTGTAGATAGTGTTATTTTATCCGCATACGAGACCAATGATCTAAGTATGTTGGATTTACTAAATGATGTTAAAGTTGGTACTGGCCCAATAGGTAAAACCATAAAAGCTAGACAGGCTATTTTAGATGCTAGAAGAAATATTTCAACCAACCTTGCTGAGAAGGATAGGCAAATAGGTCTTAAGTTAAACGCTCAAAACAAGCAAAAAACCAATGACTTAACTAACGAAGCTTATTCTCACATTGAAAGTATTAGAGGTAATGATGATGACGTTGAGGCATACAATTCATTAAACCTAACTTAAGTAAACTTAAAGCCCATAATACAACGGAATCTTTAGCATCATATAAATCATTATTAGTATTTAGAGATGCACAGAAGAACGTAGGTGTTACAGACAGAAACGAAGATGGTGAAAAATACGCAACGGTAATGCTATCAACATATGATTTAGACGATAAGAACACGGTCTTGGTTCATTTAGCACAAGCAGTTGTGGATGGTGATATAACCCCTACACAGTCTCGCAATCTACTAAGAGATTGGTCACAATTTCAAGCTAAACCTCAAAAAGATGATCTATACAATACTGCCACAGGCGTACCGAAAGTTCTTGATAGCTTCCTAAAGACGATTGAAGACCCAGAGAATTACACAAAGGGTCAAGAGGTTTTAATACAGAAAGCGCGGCATGAGTTTGATATGCAATACATGGATATGGTTGATGATTGGATGG